GCATCTATTTCAGAAAGTGAATCAGGATCGGCAAGTATTTCAGAATCAGCATCTATTTCAGAAAGTGAATCTGGATCAGCAAGTATTTCAGAATCAGCATCTATTTCAGAAAGTGAATCTGGATCAGCAAGTATTAGCGAATCCGAATCTGGATCGGCATCGATTTCAGAGTCTGCATCTATAAGTGAATCCGAATCAGAGTCAGAAAGTATATCAGAATCGGCATCTATAAGTGAATCCGCATCACCATCTATCGCAGGCATACAAGCCATGCCAATCATAACAAGTGCAGGTATACATTCAGTTGTTTTTGGTGGACTAATTATCAATGGATAAAGTATCTATAATAATTCCTGGCAGGTGTGAAACGTATTTTCAACAGACGATAGATTCTGTATTGGATAGAGCAAACGGAGATGTTGAAGTTATTGCTGTTGTTGATGGGTATGAACCTGATCCGCCGTTAGTCGCAAAAGATCACAGGGTAAAAATTATAAAAGTAGAAAAGTCCATAGGTCAAAGAGCAGGGTATAATCTTGGAGTGCGTGAATCAACGGGTAAATTCGTTATGAAAATCGATGCGCATTGTTTATTGAGCAAAGGTTTTGATACGGAATTAAAATCGCATTGCCCAGACAATGCCGTAGTACTACCGGAAATGAGAAGATTAGATGTGCATAAATGGGAATCAAAGCCAAGAGGCAAAACCCATTTTATGTATTTTGGTAACGATTTGTATTGTCATTTCTGGAGAGAGTATAAAAAACGAGATGGAATTAAACAACAAGAATATCCTGAAGTAATGACAGGTCAAGGCTCGTGTTGGTTTTGTACTAGAAAATGGAACGATCATATAGAGCTGCTAGACGAAGGTGTTGGTTCGTGGGGTAATGTTGGTATAGAAGTTAGTCTTCGCACTTGGCTATGTGGCGGTACGCAGATAGTAAATAAGAAAGCATGGCAGGCGCATTATTTTAGAAAAGATGAAGGTGGTTTCCCATATCCGATGGATGGCAGGAAAGTGTGGAAAGCACATAACTACACAAGGAAAAATTATTATTATAACGATAACGCGTTCAAGAATCAGACACGTAAATTTAAATATCTAATCGAAAAGTTTGCCCCGGTTCCAGGGTGGGAAGCATATCTAGTAGATGAATACAAATCCCCTAGAGTTATAGTTTATTACACAGATAATAAGATTGATAGTCTATTAGGGAAGCAGGTTCGCAAGCGGATTGAAAAGATCGCAGGTAAAATCCCTATTATAAGTGTGTCACAAGAACCAATTAGTTTTGGTAAGAATATATGTGTAGGCCCAAAGCCAAGGGAATATAAAAGCATTTATGAGCAAATCCTTGTAGGTGTAGAAGCAACTGAACCAGGTTCTATTATATATTTGTGCGAACATGATGTATTTTACCATCCAAGTCATTTTGCATTTTTACCAACATCGAAACGTAGAATGTTTTTCAATCGTAATCGGTTTTATTGGTCATTAGGTATGGATGGATTTTTTCCATCAAGAGGAACAATGGCGCTAAGCCAGAGCGTGACGCATAGAAATTATTTAATCAAACACTGTAAGAGTCGCATCGACAAATGGAATAATAATATTGAACACACTATGAAAGTTGCTAATAAAGGCTTTAGATCTGATAGGCCAAATGTAGATATACGGCACGATAATAATTTTACGACGCATGGAAAATACAAAAAGAGTTACATGAAGGGTAATAGAAAAACTTGCGCTAATTTACCTGGTTGGGGAGGATCAAAACATTTTCAATCTATAACAGGATATAAGGTGGTATAGTGGGTCATTTTGGAAATAAAGTTTTTTCGGTTCAAGAGTTGTGCGATAACAGGCACAAGTATCACGGTAGAGGACGTCCGCAGCAATTAACTAATTTTCTTGAATCGTTTGTACCTTTAATGAAAGATGTCGCTAATGGTAAAACATATACAAGAGAAGAAATCATAACATTGCCTTATTTTAAATATTTGGAAAGCAGACTGAGTCCTAGAGATAAAGGTAGAAGTAAGGGAACTATACGGGTAATTAGAAAGGTAAAGGATGCGATAAAGTTATTTTATGATATTAGAGATTATGGGTTAAAATCCCCTCTTGATATGATTTATAGAAGCAAAAATTCTCTATATCTTGCTCGTGGTTCTAGAAGATTAGTAATCATTAATATTTTAGGGCATGATAAGGTAGTAGTGCGAACATACAAAAATAGGGATGTCTTTAATAGATATGCACCGATGCCAAAATGGGCCAAGGGACATGCTGATAATTTTATATGGGACCTTGCTGCAAAACAGTTTGCACAACTGGGAATAAAATCTACTGACAAGTATCGTTTGCACAATTATATTCCGTTATATGACAGGCACATAGGCCATTTGAGACCAAAAAAGAATTGCAAGATTTTAGAGTTGGGTGTATACCATGGAGCATCATTGTTGCTTTGGAAAGAAGCGTTTCCGAAAGCTCAGATTTTTGGATTAGATAAAAATACTGCAATATGGCAAGAGCTACTTAAAGATCAAGACAGGATAAAAGTTTTTGTTGGCCGTCAAGAAAATGATGAATTTATGCAGTCAGTTGTGAATAATGGGCCTTACGATATTATTATCGATGATGCGTCACACGCCGCAGAAATGCAGCAACGTATGCTTAAACTTTTGTGGCCAGTTTGTACAAGTGTATATGTGATTGAAGACTTGAGAAGTGGAAGCTACTTAAAAAGATTGAAAAGACCCAAAGGCGTGCCACGTACAACGGACGTATTAAAAAAGTACGTGGATATTATACACAAAAAAGACGAGATACGTTGTATGTCACACTACTACGATATTTGTTTCTTGGAAAAGTTATAGCATGATAAACTTTAGATGTAAAAATTGTAAATGGTGGGACAACGAACATTTAGTTGTGAAAACAATACCTGTAAATCTTTGTAAAGAACATCCTGGCATTTGCCGTAAACATAAACCTGGTGCAATGAAGATTAATGGCTTTCATTATGGAATACAACCTATACTTGACGCCGACGATTTTTGTGGAGAATTCAGAGAGGATAAATAATGGGATGCCAGAGTAGTGTAGATATTGGCCAAAATTTAACGTTTTCAATTTGTACACATGATCCTGATACCGGAGCATTGACTGATGCAGACGCATTGCCTACTTATCGCATATATGAAGATGAAACAGCTACGGCAATTTTAACAGGAAGCATGGCAAAATTAGATGATGCTAATACAACAGGGTTTTATAGTGAACTAATTGCCTGCACAACTGCAAATGGATTTGAGGCAAATAAAACTTATACTATTTACATAACAGCGATAGTAGATAGTGACACTGGCGGCATTGCATTTTCATTCAGAGCGAAGTTAGACTTAGCTACTGAAATGAAAGCAATAACTGGAATCACTGAAGGTGGTACGATGACATGGCAAACTCTAGCAAAGATAGACGCTGCATGGATTGCAGGAAAGTGGCAGACTAAATCTGGTGAAACAAGTGTATATGAATTACTAGACGCCGATGATGATACTACAGTTATTTTGGAAATGACATTGTCACAGACAACACCGCAAAGATCTATCACGGTTAAAATATGAGTAACACAATAGTAGGTTCAAATAATTTTATTGCTGCGATGACTGGTGGCGTGTTTAGTCTTGAAGCGTTGGCGCGTACAGTAACCGGAACAAACAAGCTGCAAAGTTCGCCGTCTTCAATAATGGCGTATTATATAATAAATGAATTGGCAAAGATGACAGACCCTAGCGACGGTGACACATGGCCGTTGTACGATTCATTTTTGCCAGATGGTCCACAAGTAGAAACCGATTGTGGCGCAATATATGATACATCTGGAATAATGGATGGTCGATATATGTCTGGCCCAACTATTCCGCATGAAGGAATACAAATACGAATACGATCAAGTGAAAAAAATACAGGTTATGTGAAAATAGAAGATATTGCAAACGCATTAGACGAAATTACATTAGATTCATTCGAAATAGGCGCATTAGAATATGAACTGCAAAATGTAAGTAGGGCTACACCTATAGCATCACTGGGTGTTGAACCGGGAACTAAAAGACGATATCACTACACTGTGAACTATCTTTTAACTATACGAGAATTAACAGGCTAAAATTGAAAGGAATAAACAATGGCAATTATGGAAGACGGGTTTTCAACCACAATTTCATTTTCGAGTTCTGAACTATCAAGTTCAGATGTTTTGACCCTGTACATGCAAGAGAAAGAAGTTACACCTCCAGGTGTTGATGGCGGTGAAAAAATTGATGTCACCACCATGCGCAATACTTCGTGGCGTACATTTGCGCCAAGAAATTTGAAGACGTTAATGGAAGCGCCGATCAATGTAGCGTGGGACCCTGGGCTGTACGATGAAATGAATGCGATGATTAACGACAACCAAGAAATCACAATCACGCTGCCAGATACCGCAAC